AAAATACATTCTACCCCAACGCATTCACGTTTTCATATCCAAAGAAAAGCGACTATGAAGATCTGGAATACTCTGAATATATTCGCAAGGCAGAAGATGAAGCAGCCATTATATGCCCGCATTGTAGTTATGCCATCAAGGAAAACGAGAGACAAAAGCTTTTATATGCCGGCTTTGGAATGAGGTGGGTAGCCGTTAAAGGAGATTATAAAAAAGCAAGAACGATAGGCTTTAGTGCCAATTCGTTACACTCTGCTTTCGTCCCGCTTGGAGAAGTTGCCAAAAAACTTATCAAAATTAGTGAAAGCCCGACGGCTGATGAAGATCTGGAGATATTCTATCGTGGATGGTTTAATGAGTTCTATTCAGTAGAAGAGGATGAGAAGACAGATGCGGAGGAGGTAGTTCAGTTTGCGGGATATGATATAGATATTTTGACTGTTCCCGATGACACCGTAGCTGTTTATCTTGGTGTTGACACGCAAAAAGATCATTTCTGGTGTAAAGTATCTGCATTTGTGGAGGGTGGCGATTCTGTAGACATATTCGCAGGAAGGCTTGAAACATATGGAGACATAGTTGACCTTATGGACACTACATTGAAGTATAGTGACGGTAGAAAGTACAAAGAAGGTATCCGCAGAACGGCTATAGACTTAGGAGGTTACATAGAAACAGAAACTTTATATGATGATAAAACAGGTGCACAAAAAAGCATAATACTTAAAAATGTGCCTGAGGAAACAAAACTTTTTGTATTAGAGCAAGCAGAGCTTAGAGGGCTAAATGGCGACTATGAATCGATTTATGGAGTAAGAGGCTATGATTTCCTGAGCAATGAATCTATGTATATGATGGCGTCTCAGCAGGTAAAAATAGAATCTTGGAAGTCTGAGCGCACATTCAAATATATAAAGATGGGGGCTACTTCTGCTAAATTATCATTCTTATCACGACTTAATAGAGCTATATACGATTATAAGGGGGCACAAGCCAGAATAAGCCAAAAAATACTCGATACATACGCTGGAGAGCATGACCGCTATCACATTGCCCATCAGTTAACCTCTGAAATATATACATGGAGCGACAAAAAGAAAAAAAGAAAAACTTTTAAGAGAATAAAAAAACAAAATCACCTTTTAGACTGCTCCGCAATGATCGAGGTACTTGCCAATATGGATAGGGTTCACTTAATGAAGCCTAAAAAATATACAGATGATAACTCAAAAAAAGATCTAAAAAGCATGTTCGTTTTGTAGAATGTTTAATCTATGTTATAATAACAGTATGATTTTGCGCAGAAATACATATGAGCAGATTAAGAAGCTTGAAGAGGAGCGTGACAGGCTTGAGGAAGAGCTTGCTAATATGATTCCTTATCAAAAGTTAAAGGCGCAAGGAATGTTCGGAGCGGAAACTACTTTCGCAGACTATAAAGCACTGACGGCGCGGCTTGATCGCGTTAAAGAGCAATTAACCGTACTCCACAACGGAAGACAATGAAACTTTCTCATATATTCTCAATGATAACCTCTCCGATATTTGAAGCTGTAACTAAGCGCGGGCATGACGGCTCCGTTGAAAATAAAGGCGATTTTGCCAGAGATGCGCGAAAAGCAGTCAATTATAGACTTGCAAATGGTGCATATGTACCAGGAATGGCGATAGCCCATGTTTCAGGAGTGGTTGGGGAAGGTGTCACAATACAGGCTCGCTTTAAAGACGACGAACTAAATGATGCTTTTGAGAATTTTATAAGAATACATTCACGAAGAGAGAATTTTGATTTAAAAGGTCGATTCAAGTTAAATGAAGCACTTCGGCAAATGGAATGGTTCAAGCTACTACACGGGGGAGTGATAGCAAAGTTTCATTATTCCGATCTATGGGAGATACCGCTTAGAGTAGAACTCATAGGCATAGATATGATAGACACGTCAAAGAAAGACAATAAGACGCGAAATGGGATTCAGAGAGACAGATACGGCAGAATAACTCATATATGGATATATGAAGATGATGATAAAAAGAAATCAAGACGGGTAAACGCACGTAATCTTTTTTATTACATGCAGCCTTGGTTATCGCTATCCCAATATACGGCAGTATCAAGACTTGCATCAATATTGCCAACATTGTCGCAATATGACGAGTATCTCGGCGCGGAACTCGACTCTGCAATAAACAAAGCCAAAGCAGGCGTATATTGGTCAACCAATCTATACAGCGTCATACTTGAGAGACTTGACGAGCTTAAGAAAGACGAGAGCACTGAATATGCCGCAAAAGAGGCGGCGGAGATCATAGCCGACATGGCTAAGCGTGGCATAGGTGCGACTGGGGCTACTCCAATACCATCTGGAGACACTATAACTAAGCCTAACTCAAATAACGATAGTGTTTTCGACGTTCTTTCTGACAAATCCATAAAAGCGATGACTTCGGCAGTGGGGCAAAGCATAACAACAGCGACGAGAGACGTTCAGCAGGGTAATTATGCAAGCCTTAAAATGGACGCCGTGCTTTCATCAAAAATAAATAAAATGCACTTTGACCAACTAAAAGAATTTATAGACACCTATCTTGAGAGACTTTTGGAGATAGGAGTTCGCACCGGTAGATTGCCGATAGCTCCAACTGATTTCTACCAAGATAAATATCAGTATTACGGAAAATGGGAGATTATGCGTCGCATAGATGATGCGGTCGATGAAGTAAAACAAGCGCAAGCGAGGGAAATAAATCTGAACAGCGGTAGTACTACCATAAGCAGAATATATAGCGAGCAAGGACTTGATTACGAAGAAGAGATAAGAAAGCAAACTGAGCTTGATATAAAGATAGAGTTGATGCGTAGAGAGATGTATCGGCAGGTAGGTTTGGACATACCGCAAACGGAGAACTCACAATGAGAACTGACTATATAAAAAAGAGGCTTCATGGTGAAGTATTCGCTTTAAGAAATAAAGAGCTTTCATCACTGATAGATTTTGTAAATAACGATGCCTTAAGCGCTATTGACTACAAAGGGGCTGATCCTAAAAGCGTAAATTATGAAGTCATAGAAAACACAGCTATTATAAGCATAGATGGTGCTATGGCCAAAAAAAGCTATACAGGCTTGTGTGAATCAGTTTTCGGATATAACGAAATAATCTCTATGCTTCAAAAAGCTGAAAGTGACCCAAATATAGAAAAAGTCATATCCGTAGTAGATAGCCCCGGAGGTGCAGTGTCGGGGGTGGCCCAACTGCATGATGTTATATCTAATATTAGTAAGCCAACTATAACATACTACGACAACTTAGGTGCAAGTGCTGCCATATGGGGATTTATAGGCTCTGACAAAATATATGCTTCACCTACTACGCTTATCGGCAGCATAGGCGTTATGGCTATAGTCTCAAAAGAGACCGAAGAGGGGACCACTGTATTGACATCTGCAGGTGCGGAAAACAAAGTATGTAGCTCTGAAGATGAGTGTATGGCTAAAATACAATCTCGTATTAACGGATATGAAAACAAATTCTATGAGGCGATACAGTCATCCCGTGAGGGGTTCGACCCCGAAACGATTAGGTCTGTATTTAACAATGGTGATGTTATCTTCGCAGATGAGGCCGCTTGGAACGGCTTCATCGACGGAGTAATGTCAATACGTGAACTTTTCAACAAGGAGATTTAATGGGAATTTTTTCCAGTGCAAAAGAGGCCGAAGAGAAATATGCGGCTTTGGATGAGGAGCTATCTGAGTATAAGCTCAGAGTAGAAAAACTCAATGAGGAAATAGGTGCTTTGAATGAGGAAATTGCTCAACTGAAAGCAAATGATCTAAGGGCTACTGTAGAAAACAGGCTTGCCATAGCTGTGGAGGCAGGCATAGCTACTAAAGAGGTAGCGGAAGTGCTTTTTGCGGAAGATGATCTTTCGGCTGCAAAAGCGACACTGAAAGCAGTTAGAAGCGAGGGGTCGGTTGTTTCAGCGACATCTGATATAGATGACGGAGAAATAGACGATAAGGCTAATAGCGAAAGACTTGCAGAGATAGAAGCAAGAGTAAAAAAATCATTGAGAAAGGTATAATATGGCAACTATAGGTTCAGACAATCTTGTTTTCAAGCGCGGCGCGACAGCCGGAGTTACGCTTGCTGCAGGTACATATACTGCGGGGACGCTACTTGTAGAGGGCGCAACTAATTGGTCGCTTGCGGCTATCGATGGAACTGCAAGAATAGGTGTGCTGCTTGAGGATATAGATACGGCAATTGATGGAACTGAGTCGGTAGTAGCACTTGAAGGAGACTTTAATCTAAATAAGATAACTTTTGGGGTGGATACCACATCTGGCCTTACACAAACATTTGATGATGTGAAAGTACATCTTGATAAAGCGGGGATAAACTTAACCGCCGCAACTAAGGAGTAATTTATGGCGTATAATCCAATAGAGGTAAAAACCGCTCTTACGGCGGCAGTAGAAAATACACAACCGTCAATTGTCGGGCTTTCGGCATTATTTCCGAATGAGGTTGTTATAAATAGTGAAATGGTTGAACTTGACGGAAGGTACAACAAAGCACGTGTAGCTGAATTTGTAAACCCTGAGGCGACACCGGACGGGACGGAGAAACTTTCTTTCAAAAGAACTCCGTTTAAGCTTCCAACACTTCAAGATCTTAGATCGATCACCGGAAAAGACTTGAAAGACGCTCAGTTTGGTGTGAACCCATACAACGACACGGCATTGATGGACGTTCTTGCCAGCCTCATAGCAAGCGGTATAAACGACCAGAGAACTATGTTTGGGAATGGTTTTGGCAAAATGTCTGTAGAGGCTGCTTTTGATGGAAAAATCACGGTAGTGGGCAAGGGTGAAAATAGAATCCTTGACTTTGGCCGCCCGGCAGAGCTTCTTATAGATGTTGGAGCTGCCGACGCTACGCAGTATTGGAATAACACCGGAGCCGATGTGGATAGCCATGTAGATGCTATCATAGAAGTGATGGGTAATTACGGCGGTGCTCCTGATATAATGGTGGCCAGGCCGGACGTCATGCAAAAGTTCATAAACAACAGCGGAATAGCAGGGAAGCTCGACAATAGACGTGTAGAGTTTGGCGGGGTCACATTTCAGAACCTAATGAATACAAGAGGTATGTTCTATTATGGAACTTACAAAGGTATGGCTCTTTATGGTTTTGCGGGCACTTATTACGATAAGGCA